CAGAGTTGCCTATAGAAGTAACCTTCTTAAAAAAAGATTTAAACTTCTTTATTGCTCCAACTACTTTTCTTGCCATAGGGATATTATAACATTTTTTTTATTTAGGTGCAACAAAAAAATTAAATATCTACTAACTCACATGAACCTGCAGTACATGCTAACTCTTGTGAACCTCTAGTATTATCCTCTTTCTCAAAGTCTTGTAACTTAGACCAATCTATTTTAGCCGGCATCTTAGATTGTAAAGATTCATATTGTTCTTTATCTATATCTTGATAAGGTGCTTGCTGATAAGTATGGTCTGAGAAAGGTAAGAAAGATACACCAGAAAGATAATCAAAATTATCCCAACACCAGTTACCTACGTTTACCCATTCTTCTTCTTTAACAGAGATAGTTACGGAAGGTTTATGTTCACACCAATGTTGTGCATAAGATTTCCATATTTCTAATTGTTCAATAGCTGAGTATGTGTTTCTAAATACAGCACCTGCATCACATTCCATAGGAAAAGAAAACACTGTGGTATGGTCTGGCTTCATTACGTCTGGCTCATTTGGAATACCTTGTTCTTTCATAAACTCTGTAAGTGGGTCTTTGTTATCACCTCTAACTGTTCTTATATAATGTGAGTTATGTCTAGCATGAATACCACTAGCACTATCAACTAATTGACTTACTGTTCCTGAAGGTTTGACACAAGTAATAGCTGTTGACTGAGGTATGCCTAATTTATTTGCCCACTCTTTATTAATAACCACAGCTTTATTTTTCATACTTTGTAACATCTCTGGTAGTTTATGTCTTCTTCTATTAAGAAGAGAATTATCCATAATACCTGTAAGAGATACACCAAGAAGTCTTTCCTCTTCAGTATTCTGTTGCCATCTTTTTCTAAGATAACCAAAGTTAGTTAATGTAGATTGTATTGTTCCTAGTATAGTAGCAACTTCTATCTTACTGTGTAGACTTTCTTCAGTATCCATAGGTCTTACAACTACCTCTGTTAGATTACAAAATTGATTAGGTCTTAATATTATTTCACTACAAGGATTAGTACCAAAATCATAACCTCCATTACGTCTACCATTTTCTCTAGCTTTTTCTTGTGCTGATACTCTGTTGAATATACCTCTTTCTCCAGACTTACTTTCATATAAAGACAACCACTCCTTCATAAAAATACCTGCATCTGGTTTTTCTGTATATACAACAGAGTTATTTGCTAATGCTCTTTCAGGAGTTGTCTCCCACCAAGCACCAGACTTTGCTGCTCTTAATCTTTGGTCAGATAAATTACTCAAAGATATTAAAGCAGACCTACGCACACCACCTACAACTACAACTTCACCTGTCTTACATGCAATATCATGACACTCCATAGAGTTTAATTTTCTACCTTTTGCATTTTTAAATTTATCAATAACAAAATCAAAAAGATTAACCAAAGGTTGTGGCCCACTTGCTCTACCACCAAATGTTTTTAATCTTTGACCTGCTGGTCTTACTTTGCTAACATTTATCTTTGGTATTCTACAAGTATAAAGATAAGATATTAAGTCTTTAAATGCTCTTGCCCACCCTTCTTTTGAATCACTGACAGATACTACATCATCTGTTTTTTCAAACTCTCTATCCGGAATAGTAGGCAACTTATCTGCGTACTGTCTTTCAACAGAAAAACCTACACCTGTGCCATTCATAAGAATATAAAGTATCTCATCAAATGCTTTTGGATTATCAATAGGAATATAAGAACAATTATAACCAGCAATGTTTTCTCTTTCTAATGCAGTACCGGCAGTCATTAATGCTCTCATAGAAGGCATAACAGAAAGACCAATAATATAATCTTCTATCTGTCTCCATGTTTCACTTTCTATTTCAACACCTAAATTTTTCTTTAAATGTATCTGCATAAAGTTACTAAATCTAGATACTGTTTCAATCCATGTTTCTCTTCTGCCTTCGTCAGGCAACCATCTAGAATATCTAGATAAGTGTATAAAACTTTGATACTCTGTTGGTAAATAATTATTCATCATTGTATTCCATCTCCAAAATCATTTCTATGTAGTGCTTTGCTTTCTCTAAATCTTTTCTTCCACCTTTTCTTCTACTTCTTGTAACATATTTAATTACATTACCTTCGGCATAAGTTAAGTTATTAGCATAAATATATTCTATAGGTTGTATCTTACAATCTTTATAATGATTACCACCTATTTGTTTTAATGTAGCTTTTAATGCTTGTTTTTTTAAATCTGTTTTTACAAAGCCTTTACTTTTTACTGTTTCTTTTATTGCTTCGTCCATCATTCCCATGTTTTCTTGCTCCTCATAATTTATCATATCAGCATATAGTTTAGCATGACTTTCTGCAAATGTCAAATCTTTATTTTTCTTTGTCATCTTCACCTCTCAAAACATTTCTTATTCTTTTTCTTAAAAAGTTTTTATCAGTAGAACGTATAACCTGATAAGCAAATGACCTAGCTTTATTTGGTTGTACTCCTGCCATTTGACAAACTGATTCAAAGTTTTCACACGTTACTCCCACACTTGTAAAAAACCAAGACTCTGCTCTAGACTTATTTACTTTATCTTGTGGTGTAATAATTTTTTTAGATACATCTAATAGTGCTTGTAATATTACAGACAAAAATAATCTTCTTTCAGAGTTAATAGGTTCTGAATAAAATATGTTTTCTATCTGTATTATATCAGGTTCTTTCTTCACTTTATCTCTTCTACATTAGGCTCTTTCTCAACATGTGTGAAATATCTTTGCCCAGTTGAATACTTAAAAGAACGAAGTCCTTTACCATCATTAGAATCACTCCAGCAATCAAACTTATAATTGCAATAAACACAAGGAGTATTGAGCCTAAAGTTACCAGATTTTCCATCAGGAATCGCAGGATAACATCTACTTGGTGGTGCATTTGATTTAACAACTTTTTTAATTTTTTGTATTCTATCTCCTGCATTTATCATCTCCAATGAATGTACTTTTGTATAACATATTTCTCCTGTTGATTTATTAATAACTAGAAAGCCGGCCTCTTCTACACCATTGCCTTCAGCATATGCAGATATTTGAGGTATATAACCAAAAGGGTCATCACTAGATAAGTTATTATATTTAAATTTACTATAACCTATACCAGATGCACTCTTACAATCTACTAATACTCCATCAATAAAACAATCTTGGTGTCCCTTTATTCCTTCAACCTGTACTTGCTTTTGTTGTTGTGTTACTTTATGACCGGCAATAGAAGACAACATAATTAATAACTCTTCTAATATATAACCATAAAGAAATTTAATTCTAGTACTTGGTGCTAAAGGTTTATTATGTGGCTTTTTAAAATCATACCACAACTGTCTATCAGGTCTACCTATTGTCGATAATCTCAACCTAGGTTTTTCTTCAGGTCTTTGTTTTAAAAAATCTTTTACATGAACTTTAACAGACTTAGCAAAATTATCTATACATTTATCTACTTCTTTTTCTGTTAAGTTTTCATTCTTCTTTTCAAATAAGTTGTAGATATCTTCTACTAATGTTTCTATTTTTTTCATGATACTGCATGAGAGACTGCTAAACTACACAGTCTCCCACTATTCCTTATTAAGAGGCAAAAGGAATTTTTTCACCACCTGCTTCTGCAGATGCGTAACCATCAGAGACAACATCAAAGTCTTCTCTCTCTTCGTAAGGAATTAAATCAACAACCTGAATCTTTTTTAGGTCTGCGGATATTCCTTCCTTACCTGCGTACTTCCACTCATACGTTGTGTATAGTACGTTAACTTTAGAACCATTACCTACTAAATCCATCATAGGTCTTTTCTGTGCATCAACTACTACAGGTGGAGTATTATCATTACCATCTTTTCTCTTAACTTTTCTTTTGATGGTAACATAATCTCCTTTAGTCTCATCAGTCTTTATATTGAGACCATCACTCTCTGCAATAGCTTTGTTAGCATCATCTAGATTACCAACATCTATTTGCCAGCTTGGTTCAAACTTTGTGTTTGGGCTTTGTATGCTCGCCCAGTAAGCAGTTCCACTTATTACACTCATTGGTGTACTCCTTTTTTAGTTAATAAACTTATATTGTATATTAAAAATTATTTACTGTCAATACTTTTTTTCTTTTTAATCCTTCTAATGTTTTTTTTCTACTCTCTTCTCTTTTTTCTTCTGTAAAATGTTCTCTATAATAATGTTGAGTATTATATTTTTGAGTACAAAATTCTAAATTACTAACATTATTATTTAAACCATTATTATCTTTATGATTAACTATTATACATTCTCTTACAAAATCTTTTAATACGTTAGGAACATTTTTCCATTCTTCATCTGTCATATTTAAACCTTTTAGATTACTTGGTTTAAGTTCTATGTGATGTAGTGCAACTAATCTATGAACATCTAAACTCCTAGTGGTTGTATTTTTGTGTTTCTTATAATAATTATGGTCTGTTTGTTTTTCTAATTCATCATTATTAATATTCAATCTTGTCTGCACATACTTTTTATTAGGACTTGTAGTTTTTTTTCCTTTATGATATTTAAATGTTTTGTGTTCTCTCCAAGTTTCTTGTTGTTCTCTTTTATATTGATTAGCATGTTTTTTCCAATTAGTTCTTATATTACCTTCGTTACTTATTTCATAACCTCTAAAAAAAATTGGATATATAATTTGTTTCCATGTCTCTTTAGTCATTGACATCTCCTGTTGAATTTTTAATTATATTTTGAGAAAAAAGATTCTGTATATTTAGTAAATACATTCTAGATGCGTTATGGTCTCCACCAGATACACTCCTAACCTGGTTATTATTAATAGATGCATTAATAATTTTCTTTAACATCTTTGTTTCAAACACTAATGTGCCAAACACTTCATCTCCCACACATAAATTATGAAACCAATAGTCTGAGTTAGTAGCATTAATACCACTAGGTTTACCATAGCTTTCATATTCTATAGCTATGTTACCTGTCTGTAACCACATACCTCTTTCAGACTTTACTTCTATTTTTTTATCTTGTAGCATGTCGGCCACAATCTTTTCTCTTACTTGACCATACTGTAAATCCAGGTCAAACTTCTTTCTATCTTCTGTCTTTGGCTCTAATGAGTTTCTGCCCATGTTACTCCTACCTTGTAATCGTTATCTAAAGGACATCTTAGTTTTAATAAGTTCTCCGTTTCTTTCATAGCTATCTTTGTAATATTACAAAACTCTGATATATCTTTATTATGTACTTCAAACTGGTACTCATCATGCACAGAGGCCACAAGTTTTACATCTAGTTTTTTATTATAAACTCTGTGTATAATTCTTAGTAACCAATGCTTACAAATAATTGCACCTGCTCCTTGTAATAAAGTATTTAATGCTGAATGCGGACTCCTAACTTTTAAGTACCTACCATCAATAGCTTTTATTCTTCCTTTATAGCCAGCACTTTCTACCTGACTACGTAGTCTTTTAAGAGAAGGTAAGTTAGATAAGAACCTATTAATTAAAACATTACCCTGTTGTTTTCCAGCTCCTACTATCTTACCTATCTTCTCTGCACCAGCACCATAAAGAAAAGCATATATAAAAGTCTTTGCCTGGTCTCTATCTTTTATACCGGCCAACTCCATATTTTTTGTATGTATATCTCCATTCAATATCTCATCTGTATAAGATGTATCATTAAGATAATGTGCAAGACAACGTAACTCTAAACCACTAGCATCAGTGCCTACCAATTTATAATTTATAGTATCTGATATAGTCCAGAGACCTCTACAATCTTTACCATAAGGTGAGTATGTAGCCGGCACTTGTGCCATGTTAGGTGAGTTATGTGCCATGCGACCAGTAACAGTTCGTAATGTCATTACTCTTCCATGTACTCTATTATTAGTGTCACATGCCTCAATCCAAGACTCTACCATTACTGCCCTTTTCTGCAGTAAGAAATACTTTGCAAATCTTTCTGCAGTTAGTTTCAACTCTGGCTCTTTAATTGTTTTTAAAACAGCTTCATTAATTATAATATTATCTTTATCAGTAAACTGTTTTGGTTTCCAACCTCTCTTCATCAACCTATCTGCTATCTGCTGACGAGAACCTATGTTGAAAGGTATCTCCTTTGTCTTCGTCTTCATCTCTACAATGGTGGGTTCAAACTCCTCCAAAGACCATTGTTCTAAATCATAGATATCATCTTTTAGTTTTGCTAATAACTCCTGTGCTTTTCTTATATCAAAAGCAAAACCATTCTTCTCTTGTTGGTCTATGATTAATCTAATATCATGTTCTAAATCTATAGACTCTTTTGTAAACCCTTTACTTTCTTTTAACAACTCTTTGTAAACAGCGTGTGTAATCTCTACGTCTTGTTTACAATAATCTAACATAGCTTTATTATATTTTAAAAAGTTTACTCCCTCACCACCTTTAAGCATGTTTAGTTTTTCTCCCCATGCTTTAAGGCCATGACCTTTTTCTCTTATAGGATTAAATAACTGAGATAATATTAATGTATCTACAATATTACCTGGAAGTATCTCTGCATCTAATAATTTATTTAAAACAGGAGCATCAAAAGATAAACCATTATGCATGATAAATTTATCTACACCTTTAGCCCAACTTTTAAAACCATACATGTTATATGAATCCCATACATATACAGTATTAGTATCTATATCCTTCGCTACTATACAATGTATCTTACTAGGATTAAATCCATCTGTCTCAATATCAAGAACTACTTTCATTTGCTCCACACCAACTACAGTCTTCTCCTTTTCCTATCTCCATTTCTGATTGTTCCTC